TTCAAGCTGGAGGGCATAGTTGTTGAGTATTGCAGGGGAGTTCCAGCCGTACGCGTCAATTACGTTTCGACTTTCCTCGTTTAGATGCAGGTAATCGGCGATTGCGCTCTGCACTTCCATCCGCAGCTCGTTGGCTACTTCCGGAGAGGATGCCGCTAAGGAGATTAGGGAAGAGCTGGGCGAGTAAGCCTGGTTGGGTGACCAGGTCTGCGGAGCCAATTGTTGCGTAGCTGGGTTGCTGTACAGCTGGCCGTAATTGGCTGGAGCGTACTGCGTCGTCTGTGATGGTTGACCCTGGAACGGGGATTGAACTGGACTGCTCAACAGGTTCACTACCTTGTTGAACGCCGATTCCCATGGATTGCTCGCCGCCTCCGGTTGGGATTGGGGGGCGTACTGAATAGGGGCTGATTGGTAGCTGAGGGCCGCCTGAGGCACCGCTTGGGGGTAGCTGGTACCCACCTGATATTGGACTGGACTGCCCACTGGAGCTTGGGGTGCCGGAGCTGCTGCCGGAACCACGTAATTGCTTGGAGCCACCGCCACTGGTGCTTGGCTCGTCTGTGGGATCGATTGGACGGTAGCGTCCTGCATAACTCATCTCCTTTTGTAGAGCTTCTAAAGTTCGATACAGATATGGAGTTAGATCCAATCTTGGGTCCGCAGCCATCGGAAGATCCGGTGCTTGCGGGTGGGGAGTCTGCATCATGCCCCCCACTAACCTGGCGAACTGAGAGTAAGCACCCTGTAATTCGTTCACCATCCTGAAAGGGAACCCAGATAACATCTCGGCCCGTTCCTCATCCGTCTTAGACGGGAAGAGGTATTTCAATGCTTCAATGCTATCAACACCTAATTCTTGCAGATTTCGTACCACGATTGAGTTATTGAGAATATCTTGGGTTGAATCTTCGTAAACAGGACCCATCCAACGCCACAAAATAGTGACATCACCATCTGGAATAAGACCAATAACCTTGGGTGGAATTTGTTGTGTCTCCACGCAAGCCATCATCAATCGTTTGAGCATGTCATTGTATTGCTTCATCGCGTCTTCATAGGCAGCTTCTTCTTCCGGTGAAGCCTCATCTGGTAGATCTACGGGCTTCTCAAGTCCTGCTGCCATTGCAAGTGTAGTCTTGAACAATTGTTCTTCTTGATAAATAATTAGTTCAAGACAACGACAGATGCCGTGGGTGTAAATGGCATTTGCTTTTTTCTTCGATGTCGCGGCAACGCGGCCAAAGAGAGATTTGTATTCAGTTGCGGTAACACCAGCAGAGATGGAAAGCTCATCAACGCCACCAAGAGCAGTGCGAATTTCTTCACGATACTGACGTGCAAAAGCATTTTGGTCGCCAGTGATGGCGTCTGGAACAATGTAGCCAACACGGTCGTTTGGTTCTAAATTTGCAATGACACGTGGTACACGGATCTGACCGTCCATGCCACGACTGACTGGATCAGATTTAAACATCGACCTACTCATCGGTGATGGGCTTGTGAATCCAGAGTTTGCTGCGATTGATGGACGCTGAATTGTGGTGTCACCACCGGCTTCCATCAGGTCTGTCTTGGGACGAGAAGACAATAATGTTGGGTTACCAAAGAATGTAATGTTCTTGCGCATGGTGCGCATCAAGTCATCATGCGTGCAGATGTGATTAGCAAGGGCATCAAACTCACCAGTACCTTCATTTGAAAACCCTTGAGTATTGTTAATGATCTCAACGCATGGAATAAAACCAAGGCTATTTTTTAACTGCTTGGTATTACCCGTAAGCGCATAAGTTGGCATGTCAAAATTTAATTCAGAATCTGAATGCGTCTCTTCGATTTCTTTTGCTTTAATTGCCAAGCGAATGTAACGTTTGGCTCCAGGACTATAGCTACTTTGATTGCCTGTAATATTTGTTGTATTAATTTGATCGCCAAAACCATTACCTTTACGCACCTTGTAGCTATAGATGATTACAACCTCATCCAGCTCGCCATCAACGTTGTAATAGGCACGATATTCATGCTCACGAAAGTAGTAAAGCCTATAGCTTTGTTTCGTGGGACGGATGTAAAAAAGACCTTTGCCATCACACAAAAAATACTCCCAGATCGAATCTAGGCGTGTATCCATTTTGTTGTACTTGAGCACACGGTCGATAAAGTCCTTGCGTTGTGCACCGAAGTTGTCTTGAGATGGAAAGAACTCAACTCCTTGGCGAATGCCAAAAAGTTTCATCTGAGCAATATGCGACGCAACAATGCCCGTATCGACAACAATATCGCTGTCCTTATCCAGGTAAGCGTTAATAATCTCTTGTAAACGGGCTTTAGCGTCGGCCATTATCTATTACCTTGTTGTTTAAATACTAGCAGGTTTTAAAAAGGACGCTGTTGCATAGGGTAAGTTACAAACTGATTGGGACCTACTTGCATCTGGTCAGCCCCACGCATACGCATACGCTGTTCCTTTTAACGATCAATCCACTTATTCTACTCTTCTATAACTTCGTAACCAGCTGCGTCATTCACCTTGGAAATAACGATGCCAGTACCACGTACATCCCAATTCAAAACATCGCCTTCTTCCCAGCCAAGCTCTTCGGTTACTTCATCAGGAAAAACAATGTACTGATATCCGTTCTCGTCCTCTTGGACTTCTAAGATGTAACTCATTTCGCGTCGAGAAGCTTTTCGACCAGTTTATCAAGCTTAGCGTTGATCTGCGTAAAGTTTTCATGCATCTGTTGAATTTCTCTTAAGAAATCAACCTTGAGCACGTATTCAAGCGGCAAACGTTTCAGGTCGTCTTCCAAAACATCAATCCTTCTTTTCTGGGATCCAATGTAATCAAAAGCCCTTATAATGCGATCATTTTGTTGGGCCATAATTTTGTTGGCTACCCAGCCACCACCTGTCACAGCGGATACAACAGCTGTTACAGCAATGGCAATATATTCCGGACCCACGACCTGAATTGGCTTTTTTCTAATTCTAAAGGCTAGTAATCAACCTGTAGTTTTCCTTTGCGCATCAAACCGTTAATGACCCAAACCAAGCTATCGACGCAATCGTCGTGACTGCTAATACCAAAGTTCGTCAGCTCTTCGAACATTGCCGTGAAGTTACGGAATCGATTGAAAATTATCTTACGATCTTCAAAAAGACCCATGCAACCACGGAAACGCGCAAGTTTATCGGCGCGGAATCCTTTGACTGCGTGCCAATTTAAGTTATAAAGATTTTCATTGTTTAAACAAACACGCTTGAAGTCTGATTCAAGAGAAGCCTGGTATTGCACAGCTTCTGAATAAATATCGCATGTGGAGTAGGTCGGATAGTAATTTCCGTTTTCGTCACGTCCCACGATAGACCAATCATTAAGAAGTTCTTTAAGGGCATCCAGCTTTTCAAGGTTGCCCATGACACGCAACCGGCGGTAATCAATCACGTGAATCTGATCGCCAATTCGACCGGCAAGCGTCATTACCGTGTAATCATTCTTTTCTTTTGTACCAGCAGATAGGTCGACTCCCACAGCAATCGTATCGAACTCAGTGGCGATCTCGGCTTTTATAATAAGCTCTGGTGCCAAGGACAGTTCATTCTGTCTGATCACCTGATTCATGTACTGGAACGAGAAGGCAATAGGTGCTTGCCTCTTCTTTTCTTTCAGGTAATCCAGTGACCACATCTCAGGCCAATACGAGACTTCGTCCCCTGTTTTAGGGTCGTTCAAGATGGCGGACAACACAATTTGAATCCAGTTGTTTTGTGGGTTGAATGTTGTGGAGTGAATATCGTCATGTCTGAAGCGCGTACCAAGACAGATGGCACGTCCACCCTCAAACATTGTTGGTGCAATCACCGCATTCCAGTTCTCCTGCATCTGTTTACGGATGTCAGGGTTAGAAATATCTGCAGCTGACTTGATCGCGTCATCAATTATGCAATTCAAAACATTTAAACCATTAGCGATAAAGTTGTGGTCTAAATGCTCTACTTCTAGGTCATAGACGAACTCCTCTCTTTCGCTAAGAAACTCAACTCTGGAAACGGGCTCGGGCGACCAGCCTTGTCCGTTACCTGATGATGCGCCACATGACACTGGCGACATAATGTAATCAAATTTTGCGGGATATTGTTTGTCTTTTTGTGGTCGATATGATGTACGCAAAGATTTGTCCTGGACGTTCCGTTGCTTAATAACAACTTCCGCTCCTTTGTATTGCATCCAACGCAAGTAAAATTGTCCCTTTCCAAAATCAACGGTCTCATTTCCTGAAAATCGTTGGAACTGCAGCCGTGTTGGTAATTGCTGTTCCCAGTCTTTTTCATTCGCCGTGAATGAAGGTGATTCGCACACTCCCGCGAGCAACAAGTTGTTTTGTGACTGACTGGTCGAAATAATGCTTGACAAACTGGACAAGATTTTTCCTGAAGCTTTCGTGATGCTGCTCCAGTACACTGATGGCTGCAACAAATCACTAATGGATTTTTTGAAAGACGTTGGGATAAGCGATTTGAGGTTACGCAAAACTGTTGGCCACACTGCGGACAAGTTGGCCTTACCTGAAAAGCCTGTGTTGTACGAAAACAAGCCTCGCAGATACGTTGTGTTTTTTTCTTTGGCCCCCCGCAGGAAAGACAGTTCTTTATCTTGTCTCCTGTTGGATGCTCTGACAAGGACATCCCCTGCACTAAGATCTCCCGCCCTCTTTTGTTTTCCGTCTTGCGTAACGAAAGGGTGCTCGGGAGTTGCTGAAATACGATTTCCAGAGGCTGTTGTAATGTCAACAATGCCTTTGGTAAAACGCCTTGTAACTGCCCCCACGTTGCTCCAATCAATTTGATTTGTTTCTGAGTTTCTAACAGCAATTTGGTATTGGTCTGGATCTTCATAAATAGCTTTAATTGGCACTTGACCAACGTTGGTCGTAACTAGTGTATCACCTGTCAAGCACAAGTGCGAGCGCTTAGAAGTCACGGAGCCCTTGAGGCCAGCAGCGCAGAGTGTGAATTGTTCTTCACCAGTGGTGTCAATACCTGCAAACCTGTGATCAATAGACCAATACTCATTGCTGGTAACGTTCTTGAGTAGCCGTACCTTTGGAAAAACTTCTTGGTAGCGCTTGCTTTCAATGATTCGTTTAATCGTTGCAGACTTAGATCGAGCAATATCGACTGTGTAGGAAAGATAAAGAATTTGTAGCGGCATTTTTGCCATGGTGTGAACACCAATAGCCCATGCCGTAAACAACCCAAGGACGGTACTTTTGGCGGAGCCCCTCGGCGCCAAGAGATCAACATTTGGACCGGCAATCTTTATCAAACAATTACTATCATTGCCGGTAACAAACTGTCTATGCCATTCTTTGTGGTGAGCGGCTGGTGGTTTATCTGCTACATACTCACAAAAGAACCCAAAATCTTCCCGTGCTTTCTCCAGGGATTCAAGATTTCGTGGAACTCGAATTTGTTGCCTGCGTGCAGCAGCCTGTGCGTTACGTCGGTAAGCAAGGTGTTGATAAGCAGGCATCTTATGCAGTAATCAGCGTATTACTGAATACTACCTTATTTTCCCTCGTTGTTGCCTTTCTTCTTCTGTTCCTTGTACTTGCGAGCTTTCTCCAAAGCGGCCTTCCTCTTCTCGTTGTCCGACATCTCGCTGCCGTCCTTGTTCTTGGCCTCTTTCTTCTTGAAGTGCTCCAGTAGTTCTGGAGGCATCTTGTTCTTGCTCATTGGCTTTCTTTTCCATTAAGGCATTCATCACTTCTTGCCCTTGAGAAACCTTTTGGGCAATTGGTGTTGGACGACGCACACCAGCATGCTGCTCGCGATTCTTCTGTAGTTTACGTACTACATCAGCCATGCGGCCAGCAATATTTTCACCAAAAACTGGTGGCTGCGGCGATGGTTTTTCCATGAAACAAGTCTAAATTAATTATTCTTCAAGTTGCATGTGAGACCATACACTCATCGAAGCCTCTTCCAGGGGCATTTCAATAGGATCATCCTTAAAGATAGTAAGGAGTTCACGAATAGCGCGATCCGCACCCGCCATTAACAGGCCCTTGCGATCTTTATTAGAAGTAAACAGCTCTACTTGTGCAATAGTCCCACGTAATTCTTTTTGCATACCAGCGATACGCGCAACTCCTGCATCACGCTTGACAATGCCGTTATCTACGTCTTCACGGAGTTTACGGATATCCTCCTGCATCTCATCGATTTCGTACAAAAGTACTTTCCTGTGATCAGGTTTTGGATAGTACTTTTGTAGCCAGTAATCACATCCAGCGATACCTCCGTTATATCCAAGAAAACGTGCATATAAATAGCATTCAATCACCGAAAAAGTTTCGGCGCAAAAAGCTCTGAACGCATTCTCGGTAGGTGAGTCAAGATTATCGACCCATTGGTCGAATACCTCAATATCGATATGCTCTTTGGGATTGCGCGTAATCTCGAGCTTCGTCTTCTTGACCGAACTGCTGGGCTTGTGCTGCAGACTTACGCTGTTCTTCACCGGTCTTTCCGATTGAGGCACGTTCTTGCTCACCTGCTTCCTTCATTTTTTCCTTGGACGAACCAACAGATACATCCTGGAAGATTTTAACAGCAGACGCTGCCTTACGTGCTTTGTCCTCATCAAACAAAAGATCGTAAGGATCAGGGTTTGCTGGGCTTTTACTTTCGTCCCAATAGGCTTCAAAGTCAGCCATTAACGCACTTCCTCTTTGTTATCTGCCTTAAAAACATCTTCTTCTTTTTGTCCAGAAGAAGATTGTTTATCCTGTTCTAATTTGTTTTTGGCGTAGCGGTAAGCAACGTCAGCAGCCTGGCGGTAACGATTAAGTTCAGAAACGGTATCTGTCTCTTTCATTACAACCAGGCTTTATATAGATCAGAAGTTACCCATCATGCTGGCAAGGCCTCCAGCAAAGGTGTCCCGTTGACGTGCACGGTTAGCTTGTGCAGCCTGACGCAATTTGGAACCTTCAAGACGGCTGATCAGGGTCTCAAAATCCTGAAGCTCGGCATCAGACATACCACCGCCGTACTTGCGGGTGGTGATCTCATCTGCCAATGCTTGGGCTTCTGCTTCACTCATGCCCTCGGACATGAGCTGTTCTTTAGTAGCACGGAATTTACTCTGGTCGCCAGCGCGTTTGCCGCTAGAGACGTTAGTAGTTGCAGCGAGATTGTAAGCCATGTTTAAAAGATTACACCTAAAGTTATTTTAGTATGTTTTACCTAGAAATTAAACATACTGGTAATGCTGCGCATCATGTCAGCACCACGTTCAATTCTAGTAACGTTTTCCAATCCAGCGTTAACAATTTTTTGTAGATCAATTTTGCCTTTGGCTTCTGCTTGTACCACAGGAATGCGATTATCAATTTCATACTTAAGACGTTCTGTCTCGGCTGCTTGCCGAACATTTTCCATTGCTTTCTGTGCGTCCCAGCCGTAGTTAGAGATCTGAGAACGCGTTTGTAGTTCAGCGGCTGTTTGTGCAGCCTCGAACTCAGGAAGAGTGTAACTTGTCGTTGGTGCTGCGTACGCTTGCGCTTTAGGCCCAACTGCAACCCCTGCGCCTTGAACCCTATTGATCTCAGCTTGAATTTCGCGCATGCTGCGACCTGCAGCAAGGGCTCGATCAATATCAGCTTGGCCAATGCCAGGTGCTGATCCAGGTGTATCTAGCCAGGACATATTAAAACCTTTTTTTATAGTTTAATTTAGCCAAGCATTGCATTAACTAGATTCGTGACGTTACCTGGATTAAATTGAAAACGTCCTCTGTCTAGCGTGCCATCAGGCCGTGTTGATATAGGGCCATACGTGCGCTCCCAATCAAGATCAGCTTCGCTCCTAACGGCACCAGGATTTGCAGACAGTATACGAGTGTTCAATAAAGATTGAAAAGAGCTGGGATCTTTAGCCCCCATTGCCTTAGCATAGCGGGTCGTATCTGCCCACTCAGCATCTGTCATAGGACGGCTTAACAGATCCTGGAAAGAAACCTCAGCAATTGGTTTATATGCCTCATAATTAACATCAGCTGCACTGTATTTACCAATTAGTGCATCCGGACGAAAGTTTGTATACCCTCTATAACCCGATAAAAAACTAATAGCATCGCTAGGACTCTGCTCGAAGAGTTCTCTAGCTGTTTTTTTAATCCCTTTGCGCTCCTTACGAGAAAGGCGTGATACCTTTGCAGGGTAATCTTCAAAGATTGAAAGGCTTGTATGGTGGCCTTCGCCAGGAGATTTACCAAATGACATGTGTATTGCCTCTATCGTTCCAGTCTAAAACAACAAGTTTTTATGAAAGACGTGAAGCCATGGCCGTTAAGTACGGGTCAAACTTCCCGGACAGCATGAAATTTTGCCTGAAATCTTGCTGATTTTTTGCTTGGAATATAGGACTTTGCATGAAGCTATATCCCCCACGTAAAGCTTGCATTTGACTGCCCATATCACGATCTTGCATGGCCATATCTAAGCCAATGTTCCGAACGCCCCATTTATTAGCTTCGTTCTGAGCTTCGCGGGCAGACTGCTGCCCCATGGCGCCCCCAACAATTCCGGCAAGGCCTTGAATACCTGCCGATGCTGCCATCCAAGGTCCTAATGCCATTGATCCTGCTCCTGTTGCTGCTGAGGTAGTTGCGCTAGTACCAGCTCCTGACATGGCTGCTCCTCCGCCAAAAATATCTGGGAAGAATCGACCTATAGAGCTAGCGCTACTTGCCATGGTTATTTTTTCTTATTTTAACCGACAAAGCCGTAATAGTTACGGGATTGATAAGGGCGTTGCATCTGCCCGGCACCACGAGCAGCAATTTCAATCTGCTCAGGTGTATAACGTTGTCTTTGTGCAAAGGCATTGCTAATGGCAGCTGGAACATCCTTAAGGAACGAACCAATTACCGTATTACGAATACCCATCTCGTTTGCTTCTTGTGCTGCTTGGCGTTGATAAGCAAGAGCTTTGTCAAACATCGCTTCAGACCGACGAGCTGCTTCTGCATCACGAAGGCTTAACATGCCTCCCATGAGAGCAAAACCACGCATGTCTTCAGGCAGTTTACTAAGAGCGGGATTAGAAGCAAACCCGATTAAATCAGACATAAACCCACCTGCAATAGGCATAGTGGTACTAGTCTGACCCGAATCAAAACGCATACGATCCCATACAGGACCAGAGTTAAATGGACGACCTTGTGCAAATGAAGACATGACAATCAACCAAACCTAATTTGAGGAGCCTGCATCACAGAGCCGGCATAAGGATTGTTCGACAACGCAGTACGAACGGTAGCACCAGTCTCGGCTTGTGCGCCCTGGGCAAGAGCACCTGCCGTTGCTAACATGCCTTGCTGCAGATAACCTTGGTTTTGTGTGTTAAGTAAAGCTTGCTGTCGAACCAGGGCTGCGTTGTTGAGTTGGTTGATAATCGGAAGTTTACGTT